ACAGAGGATATAGTGAGAAGATGATGTAAACTACAAAGAATGGGATAAGGAAAACATATCCCCACTTGGCATAGCTTATGCTTTTTCTCTTCATATAAGTATACCTATTCCTTTCGTGAGATTAATAAATAATAGGGGGGGATAACCTCCACCCCCTATATTTAATTAGATACTGTTTTTTTATACGATTAGAAATCGCAAGTAAGGTTACCATAGAGGTCTGTGATGTTCTTCTTGAAGTTCTCAAGAGCAGCCTCAT